TCAGCAGTTTATGGTTGATCAAATTGTAAATCTCTTGATGATCCAACACGAGGCAGCGGCAGGTCGGCACAACTATTATCACCATGCTGCTAATTTGATCAAGGCAGAATTCGGAGTTGAAGAATGATTGAAGAAGATGATGTTGATATTAAAGATGTTATTAATAACATTGATGATGATGATTTCTGCATCTTTGAAGACTTAATATTTGATGAGGAATATGATGACAACATTTTATGGGAAGAAGGCGAAGGAAGTATTGATTGACAATTGCAATGACTACGAGAACATCGTTGAAGGGACGCAAGTAAAGTACAACCATTCCACATGTCCAGCAGGAGAAGATAATAGGAACAGGTTATATGTTAAGAATGTGGATGGAGCCTACCTATGGCATTGCCACAACTGCGGAGATAGTGGCTATTATAGACCAAAAGAAACAACAAAAAGAATAACAGATGCATCAGCATATGTAGATGTATCATCTACTAGAAATTTTATTCCATACTCTAAGCTAAAAGAAACAACATATAAAATAAATGACATGCCTATTGAGGCGCAGTTATGGCTTGCACGATATGAAATCGACGACATATTGACAAACGAGTACGGCATATGCTATACAACATATCCTAGTCGGGGAGTTGTGTTGCCAATCTTTGGCGAAGACTACAGTTCAGTAATAGGTTATCAGATACGTACATTTAATGAAGGTTATAAATACATATCTTATACAAACTACAGACATAGTTATTTAAAAGTAGATAGTTATTATAATTTGTTATTAGTAACAGAAGACTTACTAAGTAGCTACAAACTACATAAAGCAGGATTTTCAACTTTATGTTTGCTCGGTACTAAAATGTCATTTAATGCACTTTCAATTTGCGGTAAATTTGCCAAGGTAGTACTGTGGCTAGATGATGATGAGGCTGGTCACTCAAGTATGCTAAGACTAACAAAAGAAATTTCCCCCGTATGCACAAACACAACAGCAATCGTTAGCGCACAACCTAAAGAATTCTCAATTGAGAAGTTATCAGAAATGGAGTTTTAATGTCGTATGATATTGACTTACTAGTTGTTACTAGTAACAAGGACAATTACTTACGATTTAAAGATCATGTAAAGAAACATAACGTATCATCAATAACATCAGAAATCTACGATGTACTTGGTCAGTATTGGGACAACTATACAACCAGAACTGAAATTGATTATGCTGAGTTTCGCACATTCTTTTTTATCGTTAGAGGGAAGAAGATAAAAGACCCATCCAAATACGAGATGGCGTTTGACAATTTAGATAAGGCATTGTCTTCACCAGATAGGCCAATCGTTAAGGACATACTTGCTAAACTTATAGAGACAGATTATGCAACTAAAATTTATGACATATCACTAGGCATTGGACTTGGAAAAGGAGGGGACTTACTTTCAATTGAGGAACTTTTATCCACCTATAAAAAGGAAATAGGTGCATCTATTGAACGAGATGATGTGTTTGTTAAACCATCATTAGACTATCTATCAACTGTAGTAGCAAGCGGAGGTATTAATTGGAGATTACATGAACTAAATGTTTCTCTAGGCCCATTGCGTAAAGGCGACTTCATCATTGTTGCAGCTAGACCAGAGACAGGGAAAACAACATTCACTGCTAGTGAGGCATCCCATATGATGCGTCAACTAAAAGATGATGAACATGTGATTTGGATTAACAATGAGGAAGCTAGTAATAAGGTGATGATGCGTGTGATACAAGCATACCATCAAGTAACTAGTGGTGAACTACTATCGTCTGCTACAAAGTATGCAGATGAGTTTACTAGTAATGGAGGTGATAGGTTTTTAATTCTTGATGATGATAGTGGCATTAAAAGTGTAAATAAAATATCAACTTTATTTAAGGAATTTAAACCGGGACTAATCATATTCGATCAACTAGATAAAGTGCATGGATTTGAGAATGAGGCTAGAGATGACTTACGTATCGGCAAACTATATGAATGGGCTAGAGATGTTGCTAAAGAATATTGCCCTGTTATTGCCATATCTCAAGTGGATGGAACTGGCGAGGGAGAGAAATGGATTCAGATGAATCAACTTCGTGGCAGTAAGACAGACAAGATTGGAGAAGCAGATGCCATCATCACAATCGGTAAAAGCAACGAGCCGGGAATGGACTTACAAAGATTTATTCACATACCTAAGAATAAACTATTTGGTGGGGCTGATACTCTTGAAGCGCACCGTCATGGATGTTTTGAAGTGGAGATAGAACCATCTAAGGCTAGATATGTAAGTAAATGGAAAACAAAATGAACATTGTAATTGATCTTGAAACTACCATACGTTGTCCTGTTGGTAACAATAGTGGCAATGCTATGTGGCGTGGCAATAAAGTTATTGCTACTGGTGTAGGATCAGACGATGGTATATTAATTGAATATAATAAAGAAGGAGTAGACTTATCTACAATACGTAAAGCATGTGATGAAGCTAGTTTAGTTATTGGTCACAATGTTAAGTTTGATTTACTATACATCTACCGTGATACTAATAATGCTTTACCTACCATTTGGGATACACAACTTGCTGCCTACCTATTGTCTGGTCAACGTCACCTATATGCTAGTTTAGATGAACTAACTGCTGAGTATGTGGGTGAACACGCACTTAAAGATGACAAGATTAAAGCCTACTGGAAGTCAGGCATGGATACCAATGAGATTCCTGAGCGTGAACTACGAGAGTATTTGTTCAATGACGTAGCTAACACAGAAGATATTTTTAAACAGCAATGGAAGGAAGCTGATGAATTAGAAATACTTCCACTCATCTTAACCCAGATGGATGCACTACGATCTACTATTGAGATGAATAGGAATGGTATGCGTGTTGATTGGGACTATGTGTTAGAACAACGTAACCATTATGAAAACAAACTAGAAATAGCCAAATCCATTGTTTCTCACTATGCACCTAGCTTAGATGTTGCAAGCCCTAAACAACTATCCCTATTCTTTTTTGGTGGCAAGGAGAAATATGTAGAAGATGAAATTGTAGGATTTTATAAAAATGGTCGTACAAAATATAAGAAGGTAGAGAAGGTTAGGGAAGTGAAGGGAGTATATCCACCAATCGGTGAGGTAGGTAAGAGTGGATATTATTCTACAGACGATAGTGTACTTAAAAATCTTGCAGATAGGGGTAGTGAAATAGCTGCACAGTTACTAGTAATACGTGAAGTAAGTAAGATTAAGGACACTTACTATCAAGGACTAATTGATCTACGGTTTCCAGATGGATTCATCTACCCCAATCTAAATCATTGTGCTACTAAGACAGGACGACTAACATCTACAAATCCTAACCTACAAAATCAGACAGACGTAGGTGATGTTAAACGTGCATACGTTAGTAGGTATGCTGATAAGGGCGCAATACTTGAACTTGACTACAGTCAATTGGAAATGGTTGCACTAGCATACCTAGCCAATGACAAGCAACTTATCGAGGACATTAACAATGGCAGAGACATGCACAGGGAACTGTACAAGGGGATGTATGGACGCTACCCTACGGATGCTGAACGAAAGCCATTTAAACGATTCAGCTTTTTGCTCGTATACGGTGGAGGAGTTACAACACTTATGGCACAAAGTGGCTGTGATAGAGCAACGGCTAAGAAATTTATTGATACGTTCTATGCTAGATACAAAGGAGTAAAGCAATACCATGAAGACATAATCAAAAGTGCCAATGACAAAACTACCGTGTACTACTCAACAGAAGAGAGTGGGCCTAAGTGGAACTACTTCCATAAAAGTCCTACTGGTAGACACTACATCTTTACCAAATACTACAACGACATTAAGAAAGACTACACCTACAGTCCAACAGAACTAAAGAACTGGCCCATCCAAGGGTTCGCTACTGGTGATGTTGTACCTATGATGGTTGGCATACTGTTACGTAACCTAGAGAAAGCATTACTAGTAACACGAGGTGCTAAGTTAATAATGACCGTACACGATAGTGTGGTATTAGATGTGCCACTTGACATTTTAAAGGAATGTGCTATAGTAGCTAAACAAACATTAGAAGATGCTCCTAAACATCTCAAACATCATTTCAACATTGACTTTCCCTGCCAATTAAAAGTTGGTGTTGAATCAGGAATTAATTGGCAAGACAAAAAGGAATTTCCACTATGAGTTACGTTGTTGAAAACATTTCAACTAAAGAAGTTAACACCAAGTTTGGCCCTAAGCCAACGTACACCGTTGTAGCAAATGGTGATCGGTATAGCTATGGGTTTAAGAAGCCTGCATTTAAGATTGGGGATGAGATTGAGTTTCAGTTTTCAGAAGACACATATGGTAAGAAAATTGACCATGCATCTGTACGCATGCTAAAGAAGTCAGATGGAACAGCACCTCCAGTTACTGCTACAACTGCTCCAGCACGTTCTGGATTTACTCCAGCAGCTAAGGTATTTCCAATTCCTCCTCTA